GGTTTCCGCATACATCTTACGCAGATATAGTTGCTAGCTTTGCCTTGTACATCTACGCATCTTCGCCTCTGGAGATACGACGGCAATCTGGCCGGGAGTTTGCTCTTGTCTTCCTCATTCGCCATTTCGGCGGTCCCTCTCTATCCGTTGCATATCTTCCCACGTCGCTTCTCTTGCTCTTGCGTTCTCGTAGGCTTCTGGAGTCTCGGCTATGTGGATCTGATTCATCTGTTTGTCCAAAACGAATGCCTGCGGGAATAGTCTCTTGAGGATGGTTTCGCAGTCCGTACATACCTCGATCGGCTTGAAGTAATCCTCGCCTACGATCTGCCCGTCTTTCGTGTGATGCTGTACCTGGATGTGAACGTAGACGGTCGTGTTGACGCATTGTTTGCCGTCTACGTCGCAAAATGTTTTCTTCATCAGTGATTCGCCTGCCATTCTGTTATGTCCTTGCGGAGTCGTAGCCACAGGACACCCAGGGTATCTACGCGCTCGCCTATGGCTATGTAGTTCTGATTGTATGGCTGACTACGCAGGTAGATCTTCTTGATTCCGTTATTGAAGGCATCCTCCACCTGTTCCGGTAGGTCGTCGACTGCCGCGACAATCCTGTCCGTACCTACCTGCCGGACTAGATCGTGGTACTTGGTAACCGGATGTTCTTCATCGAATGCTACGCCTTCAAAGATGACGGCGTCGTAGTCGATATGATTGCGGCCGAGCCATTCTCGTGTGTCGGGGTCTATGTTGTCTAGCCGCATATACGGGCGGGTAGTACAGATCCATACTTCCGCGCCGGTGTTTCGTATGTTGCGGGTAAGTTCTGCGGCGCCAGGGTACACCGGCATGAAGCGCTTCAGTCCACCCTGCCGGTAGGCGAGCTTACACTCCCGGTAGATATGATGGGGAACGTTCATGAACTCGCTAAGCCGTAGGCCGGGGTTGATGTCGTACTCAGACGGCATAGGCATTCCTAGCCACTTCTCCGCGAACCACAGAAAATGAGCGTGATAGTTGCCTAGGGTTCCGTCGATGTCGAGCGCGACGACTGGCTTGCCTGCGCCGCTCCGGAAAAGTCTCATTGATTGCCTCGCCCTTGTCTGCGGCATTATCAATTAAGGATCTCCATGACTTCTGGGTAGACCTTGTGAACCAGGTATGACTTCTGCCACTTGCCATACCTGCCTATGCGGTGTATCTCGGGATAGCAGATACAGTTTGTTTCGAGTGGTTTAGTGACTGGCACTACGACGCCGCCATTCGTCGGCCTGCGGGACCACTCGATCGTGCGGTAGCCGAATACGCAGGCATTCCGGTACCAGTCGTTTTTCTTTGTTCCGTCACATACGACGGAATTGATGAGTTCAGTTCCTGGCTTGATGCTCCCATTCGCGAAGATGCGGTGACTGCGGAAGTCGTGTTGATCACGAGCGTAGCATAGGCGCGACGCGGGTATGGTCGAAATGATGATGTCCGGTTTGGCGGCGTAAACCGCATCATCGATGATGCCATTGTTGACTTCTGGGATCTCGATGAACTTGACTAGACTGCTTGAGAAGATATCATCCCATAGCAGTGTATACGTCGCGCGGATGTCCCAGGCGTCATGTTCACCAATGAAGTCTTCGGGCGAGACGCGGCCATTCCATCTCTTGCCGTACACCTTCATGCGGTACTCGTCGGCTGTACCGTTTAGGTGGTATTCGACTTTGGTATGTGGTACATACTCATAGCCAGGGACTGGCGCGTGAAGGTACTGGCAGCCATACTGAGTACTTGGAGATATCTTGCTGCTTGCTATCAGGACTTTATGCCCGGAGTTGACGGCGGCCAGAGCCGCCGCCAGTCCGGACGGTCCGCAGCCAAGTATGGCTACGCTCATATGACCTTGTCTCCGTGTCGGTAGGGACGGGTCTTGTTGAATGCGAGAACACGGGCGATCTCGTACTCGATGTCAATCTCCCAGATGTCAACTACATCAAGGATTCTGATGATGGTGTCGGCTAGCTCTGGGCCAACACCGATCGGCTTGCCGTCTTCGCGAGTATCTGACCACTCTCGAATGCGGTATGCTTCGAGTGCTTCCGAAACCTCTGAGTGTATCAGGGCGAGATGAGCCGGAAACACCGCACCCTCGCGGGGTGGCGGATTCCCTGCTGACTCGCGCCAGCCATTCTTCGTGTTTATGAATCTTATGAGCCGGATAAGTTCATTGAGTTCCACGATGCCACTCTCCGGACCAAACGGCCCGGAGGAAGTTCTGCCGAGCTTCACTCCGGAGCCGATTGATCTCTGCTACTAGGGTCTCGTTGCTGTTAAAACGGTGGCTCGTCGTCAGCGTTGCGTCCGCGCGTACGCCCGCGCGGCGCGGTACCCTTGGCGGCGGTCTTGGCGGCGGGGGCGACTCGCGTGCCCCTCGCTCCACGGGCCGGAGCGGGCTTGTCAGGGGCCGGGGCGGCGGCGCGGGTAGTCCTACCCCCTCGGGTAGCTGCGGGCTTGGCAGGGGCGCTCCGGGCCGCTGCGCGGCCTCTGCCTCGGGCCGGTTCCGGTTCCGGTTCCGGCTCGGGCTCTGCGTCGTCTTCATCCTCCTCATCGTACTCGTCGTCAGTTTCGTTGTCGTCGTCGGGTTCTGCGTCCTCATCTTCCGCGTCGTACGGGAGCCAGGATGCGATGGCCGGCTTCCATGCGCCGTTATAGCGCTCGCTGCCGGTGATGATGCGGCACCAGGCCTCATCGTTCTCTTCGCCTGGCTTCCAGCTGCCGATCTTGTTGATTGGCGCGCCGTTCGAGTCATCCTTGTCGGCCACGTCGATGTTGTTCTTGACCTGCTTGAGTGTGAGCCCGTAGGTCTCCAGGAATGGCGCCCACCGGAACTTCGAGCTGCCGATCAGCGCGTAGTTGAGCCAGAACGGACAGCCGTTGAACTCTTCCGCGTCGCCATCGTTCTCTTCCGCGACCCAGAGTATCTTGAGCATTGGGTCGTTGTTCGCGGAGCGGGTCCACCACATCTTCCGGACGTAGCCGCCAAGGTTGAGATCCTTTGGTGGCACTTCGCCGTCGTAGGTGTCGAACGTCTCGGTTGAGTACTCGATAGAGTCGAGTTCATCAACGTCGAGGTCTGCGGTGTCTTCCTTACGTAGCCTTACCACGTTGCCGTGTCCCTTCGTGTATGTGATCTAGGTAGTCCTGGTTTAGCCGATGATCTTCAGTATGCTCTCCTTTCGTCAGGAAGCGCATCCAGAAGTGGCGCTTGTCGACGTGTTTCTTGAACCAGTCATAAGACTGGGTTTCTGGATCTGCGAGATTGTCGAGGGACTCTTGATCGACCTTGTCTTGCGGCCTCTTCGCTATCATATCCCTGTGCCCTTGCCTTGTCGATTGCCTCTATCATCTTCGACATGGCGAAGTAGTCGCCATCCTCCACGTCCCAGGACCGCCCGAGGGCCATATAACGGTCCTTGGCGTACCAGGGAGGGTACGGCTGAGCAAGAGCACGGCGCAGGACGGGGCCGCGCATCTCACGGGACTCGCGCGCCACTGAATAGTACAGGGCGACCGAGAACTGAGCACTGACATAATCAGAGATCTCGCCTTTCTTGCCCAGGAGGTGAGGGATGATCCTTTCCTCACCTTCGGCATCGTCGGCGGTCATGCTGGTCGTGATGAAGATCACGTTGAACTGACCATCTATCAGGCGATCGGTCCAGCGCTTAAATCCGTTCTGGTACTTCTGGTGGTTCTGGATCGCCGGGATGTCAAGGTCACGCTGAGGGTTGATCTCGTTCTCGCGCTCCAGAATCCAGCGCATATACATCTCTTGCATCTTGGTGCCGGAGTCGACAACCATCCAGTCGTCGATCGTGAACTCCTGCTCTGCCTTCTTGACCCCGGCGACGGCATGCTCCCAGGAGGGGCAACGCCACAGCTTGGCCTGACTACCTACGGCTCGCGCGGATGCTACCCCCTCCGTCTCAGTAGACAGGAAGGTAACCGGCCGGTCGCCGTTCGCCGCACCTCCAGCAAGGAGAGTCTTACCATGACCGGACGGCCCGTGTATGAGCATGTTGATTGGAGCGGTCTTGCCGGATGTCGCTAGATCTTCCTCATGGATTTCGACATCCGCTTCCATCATTGACTGCGGTGCTTCCCGTGACTGCTTTGCTGATTGCCTTCCTTGTGTTCCAGGCCTTGCTCCGCGCAGGCCTCTTGTTGGCGGCATTACGCCTCCTTGATGAGTTGCTTGCCTAGGTGGAAGGTATAGAGCGGAGGTATTGCCTGAGACAATTCCTCAATTGTCATCCAGTCGATTCCCATCGCCTGTGACCAGATAGCTAGCTGCGTTAGGTTCCTGAAGTGTGAGCCGTCGCCTCTCCCGTGCACATGAACAATTCCGCTATAGTACTGACTACCTGGCCCATTAGGCATCACCATGAAGCGCTTGTCGCGGATCTGCCATTCGTGTTCACAGGGGATTCCCGTCAAGGCGATGTTCGACTCGAATAGCCGGTGTCGCCAGATTCGCAATCCTAGTCCTGATCCACATATCTGTACCGGGGAAATCAAGGGGGCGCCAACAACGTTCTCAATGATATATGGAAGCCCAATCTCCTTCAGGACTTCCCTTGTGTCTTCAACCATTTTTGCGTGATGCGGACTTGCTAGATGCTTTGCCCGGCCGTATGGCTGGCATGGTGGGCTAGCGGCTGCCGCATCAAAGTTATACCGGATGCTGTTTATCTGCCGATCCGAGATCCGCATGATATCATCTTGCCAGAAATCAAACGGGTAGTTCGCTTGCGGCTCAATGTCAATACCGCGTACTTCAAAGCCGGCCATATGATATCCCATTGAGGTACCTCCTGCCTTACAGAAGAAATCAATGAGCTTCTTTGGCTTCTTCTTTCGCGGCATAACGCAGCCTTTCGCATATCAGCGTAAGGATCGATCTGCCGGTAGTTAGTGCTAAGCACCAACTTGTAATTGTCGCTACCTCGCTCGTGAAGTGTACATGGCACCCAGAACGGGCATCGGGGGCAGTCTTTTGTCGGCGTCTTGGTGATCGGAATTGTTTTGTTGCGGATTGCGTTCATGACCGCAACCTCATCAGCTATCCGCGTCAGCTGAGTATTCTGTTCCTTTGGAGAACGGCCCATAGGCTCGCGGTGGAATAGTTTAGGAGGTTGTTTTTTTGAAACTGAGTTGTCCTTGTTGAGGCGAAGACCTTCCTCATTCTGAGGACGTTCGTCAGGGAATGCCTTTCGGAGGAAGTTGTAGATGATTCCCTCGATCTGCTCGCCTGGCTTCAGGACGCCTTTGTTCCGGAGAAGCTGAGACGCAACTGCCCAGTAACTTCCGCCCTGATCGTCTAGCTCCAGGTAGGCGGTAACGATCTGCGCGGCGGTCTTGTTCTCCAGAAGCCATACCTTGCCATCTTCAAGATTGCGGAGTACGCCGTCCCATCGAGAGGCAAAGAACGCAACCGGCTTTCCTTTCCGCATGATGCGGACCTTGAATGGCTGTTCTATGGAGATGATATCCCACTGTGGGTCTTTGCCGTAAACGTTGACGTACTCTTCAAGCATGGCAGTGCCGAGTTCCTTGGCATCCATCCACACCGGCTCATCGAACGTCTCATCAAGATATGTCTTGGCGAAGTTGATTTCTTCACCAGCCCAGGAATCCCAGGTATCGGCTGGATGTGGGCCGCGCCGCTTACCACGGAGATACCATTGCCCTAGGGCTTCATGAATGCCGATCCCGAACCAGAGCGCATCTGCCTGCGGAGATCGCTCGCGGTACCCCATGCGGTACTCAAGATACCACCGGAAGGCGCAGCGCTTGAAGGTTGCGCGCTCGCTGGTCCGCAGAATAGGCAGGTCTTTCATTGTAATCCCTGGTAGATGGGTCCCAGACGGCCAGCTGGCTTTTGGGGTGGGAGCTGACCGCCTGGGACGTTCGGGGATCTAGTAGGGTGCCTCTGCGCCTGCTGCGGCCTTGGCGCGGCCACGGCCACGACGGGTCGGCGCGGGCTCTGGCTCAGGCTCAGGGGCGGCGGCGGCGCGGCGGCTGCGGCCACCACGAGCGGGCTTGGCCGGCTCGGGCTCGGGCTCCGGAGCAGGGGCGCGTTCCACCCGGCGTGCCTCCCGGCGCTCGATGTTGAAGTCGGACTTCTGGAAGTGCGGATACAGGCTGGAGCCGAGTACGAGCAGCTTGTCGACGGGCACGTCGTCCAGGTTGGCAACGTTGTCCTCGAACCACTCAACGTAGTCGGACATCGTTGGCGACAAGTCCTTGTCCAGATACTTCTGGTAGTCGACCGCGCCATTCTCTTCGGGGTCCGGAGCTGGCGGTGCGGCTGCGGCAGCAGCCCTGCGTCCCTTGGCAGGTGGCATATGACTATTCCTTCTCGTTGTATGCTTCCCATCGGGAAGTCCCTTACTCGTCCGAGTATACTCCACCCGGCGCTGGATGGCTAGTCCCTTTTTAGGGAATTCTCGATGATCTTCGAGCGTGAATCGGCTAAGGCCATGATAACGAACAGTGATGTACCCCTCCGCGTCTGGAATCTTCCACTCGGAATCATGACCGTAGGTATTTTTATGTTCTGCTGTGTACTTGATGACGTCATTGGCATCGTCATATGTATAGCCATACTTGTCGATTAGCTCGGCGCGGATCTCTGTCACATTCGCGCGTCGCGGGATCTCCATCAGATCTCGCTCTTTGGGCGACGGACTACGGAGTCGGCGTGCTGCTCGCACGCAATGTACTCATCCTCGGTTAGTGGATCGGGCCACTTCTTGCCGAAGGCGTGTACCTTGTCGGCAAATGCCTCGTACCACTTGTTGTCTAGCTCGAACTCAGTATTGTTACCAGCCGGTTCGGGGTCTGATGGCATTTCGGGCTTCCTCCCATCTTATCTTTCGCTCAGGGTGTTTCTGCTCATAGCGCTTGTTGCGCCGCTGGCCCTTCGCGCTCTTATTGTATCGCCGGTGTCGCTCGCGGCGCTTCTCATCGGGCGTCACTTCTTCTTCAGGTCCATTATCTCGCTCAGCTTGCGCGGAGATGACTTCAGTACTACCGCGCGCTGTTCGTCATTCAGGTTCGCGATCTGCTGATCAATAGTATCGATCGACATCAGCCGGTAGATCGTGACCTTGTGAATTCGGCTCACGCGATGGATTCTCGCATAGAGCTGTTCGTCCCGGTCGGAGATCCATGGCATATCGAGCGTGACCATCTCGTCCGCGAGGTCCAGGGTAATGGACTCACCGCCCGCGTCGCGGTTCAGGCAGACGACCTGGCAGGTATCGTTTGGATCCTGGAACC